CTGAAATAACCAATTCACGTCATATATATGGACAAACTGTATATGAATGGATAGCATCTATGCCATCTGGTAATCCACTGACTATAATAATTAATACAATGTATAACCAGTTATGTTTCAGATATGCTTGGTTAGAAGGAGATTTGGATATTAGTGAATTTAATAAAAATGTCACTCTAATTGCTGTCGGAGATGATTGTATATATTCGGTTTCGGAGAAATATGAAGATTATTTCAACGAATTACTTATGTCTAACCTGATGAAAAAGGTCGGAATGGTATATACTACCGAAACTAAAGGAGAGGCTGTAGTTAAATTTCGAAAAATAACTGAAGTTGAATTCTTGAAAAGGTCTTTTAGAAAAAGCGCTAGAGTAGGAAGGAGATTGTACGATGCTCCCCTCAGATTGAGTGCTACTATAGAAATTTTGAATTGGACCAAGAAAGGAATGCAGGATGATGAAATAGCAGTAGATAATGTAGGTGTAGTTTTACGTGAGTTAAGTCTACACGGGAGAACAACATATGATTATTGGTTCCCTATTTTATCTAGTCTTCTTCATGAACATTATGAGGGCATGATACCCAAAGGAATTTATTCAGCAGACCATTCTGTGGTATATAATGAGGTTGTCAAGGACACCTCGTTTAGGTACTAGTAGAATAACACCCCAGCTATGGGATAAATAGTCGGACTCAACCGAAAAAGCGTTTGCATCTACGTACAGATGTCGTCAGTAAAGGCGTTAAAATCAAAAACTAGGATAGCCACCTTATTAAATAATTATGAAATTTACAACTCGAAAAGAAATAACGTTGGCCAACAGAAAATGTCGGAAATTGAACCCGATCCGACAGCCTGCCAAGGTAAGCAAGCGTTCCACCCACGAACTGGAAATGCAGTCAGAAATAGGAGATAATCCTTCTGGCCGCAACGCCCCAGAAGAGCAGGTAGCTACCGAAACGAATTTAGCTACCACTCAATTTGTTGATGATGCTATTGTAAAAGTAGAGGAGGAAAATTATTATTCAACTCTATTAAGCAAGTATCTCAACATGAATGATTCTCAGACTACTGAGGAATCTATTCATTCTTTCTTACAGAGGCCTATTAAATTAGCCTCAGGTAATTTTGCTACTACAGATACTATTACGACTTTTACTGATGTTACTTTCCCTAATCTTGTATTTGCGAACGCTAATGCTAAGATATGGAGAGAAAAACTTAGTGGATATTATGGTATCAGATGCGATTTCAGAATTAAGATTGTGTTCAATTCTAACCGATTCCAACAAGGGAGATACATGATGGTATGGATGCCCATGTGTGGAGCATTTTCAGAACCTACTAACATCAGAACTTTAATCAGAATTAACGAGATGCAACATACTCTAGTACAACGTACTACTTTGAAGCATGTTGAATTCGATATAAATTCAGGCACTTCAGCAGAATTGGTTATTCCATATGCAAGTGTAGATACTTTCTTTCCTATAGAGAAGGTCATTGCTGGGACATACGATAGAATTTTAGGAGTTTTATCGTTGTGTCCGTACTCACCACTTGTTGCTCCCTCAGGTAGTACGGTAGTACCGTATACTATATATGTGAGTTTGGAGAACGTTAAATTGTTCGGTGTAGTAGAACCCCAATCTGGTTTAGGTCAAGATATTTCAAAGAAGGAAGCTTCAAAATACTCCGGACCAGTATCCGGTGTTGCTAGACGTTTTGCTAAAGCTTTTGATGAGCTATCGGGTGTACCTCTTATAGGGGGTTATGCTTTAGGCGCATCTTGGATTAGCGATCGAGTAGCTCAAACAGCATCCATATTTGGTTATTCGAAACCTTCTCAGGGCGATGCCTTAAGCAAAGTTGTTATTCTTAATAATAACGGGCATTCGAACGTGGATGGTGATTCTGCTGTAAGATCCCTTTCATATTTGTCTAACCCAGCGACCATGCCTTTATCGGGCTCGTCTGGTACCGCAGTTGATGAAATGGATTTTTCATACATCACACAAATTCCAGCTTGGTTTAACACTTTTAACTGGGCCTCTGCAACTGTTGCTGATTCTATAATAACTACATACTCGGTGACTCCGAATCAGTACTTTTTGGCTACTGGATATTATAATTACCCACCAGTCGCGTTTGTAGCTCAACACTTCAATGCGTGGCGAGGATCTATAATATTCAAATTTAAATTTGTCAAGACTGAGTTTCATTCTGGAAGATTATCGTTTGAATTTTCTCCTACTACTAATCCAGCGTTTGTAGGACCTTCCAATCC